ACCAGCAAGTAGAACACAATTAAAACAATATTGTTTAAGACAGCTGGGTGCTCCTGTCTTGGAGGTCAATGTTGCCGATGAACAAATTGAGGATCTGATTGATGATGCTCTTCAGTATTTTCAGGAAAGACACTTTGATGGTGTCGAAAGAATGTATTTGAAGCATAAGATAACAGAAGATGAACTTAATAGAGGACAAGCACATAATGATGATGATAGCACCAATACTGTTGGTATAGTAACTACTACTGCCACTTCTACAAGTATAAGTGGTTATGGAACTACTACTTCTACTTGGTACGAAACCTCTAATTTTCTACAAGTTCCTGATTCTGTAATTGGTATAGAAAAAGTCTTTAAGTTTGATAGCAGTACTATATCAACTGGAATGTTTAGTATTAAATATCAGTTGTTTTTAAATGATTTATATCAATTTAATTCACTTGATCTACTTCAGTATGCAATGACAAAGACTTATCTGGAAGACATTGATCGATTATTAACTACAGATAAACAAATAAGATTTAATCAAAGACAGGATAGATTATATTTGGATATTGATTGGGATTCGGAAGAGAAAGATAATTGGTTGGTTATTGATTGCTTTAGGATTTTGGATCCTAATACATATACTGGTGTTTATAATGATTCGTTCTTAAAGAGATATTTAACTGCTCTTATTAAAAGACAATGGGGACAAAATTTGATGAAATTTGTTGGTGTTAAATTGCCTGGTGGAATTGAATTGAATGGTAGACAGATGTATGATGATGCTGTAGTTGAACTTGATAAGATTCAAGAAATAATGTCTAATACTTATGAAGTTCCTCCTCTCGATATGATAGGATAATGTTATGGTACTTAATCCCTATTTTACTCAAGGAACAACTTCCGAACAAAATTTAGTTCAGGATTTAATCAACGAACAGTTAAGAACATACGGTGTTGAAATATTTTATTTACCGAGAAAGTATGTAGATGAAAAAACTGTTATAAGAGAAGTTGTCTCATCTAAATTTGATCTTGCATTACCTTTAGAGGCATATGTGGATAATTATGATGAGTATTCTGGTGCTGGAAATTTATTAAGTAAGTTTGGACTTCAATCTCAAGATGAGGTTAGATTAGTTATTTCAAGAGAAAGATTTGAAAATTATATAACACCCTTAATAGAAGATCAATCAAACATTAAACTTTCTACAAGACCTAAGACTGGAGACTTGATATGGTTTCCACTTGATGATCGTCTTTATGAAATAAAAGATATTGAATACGCAAAACCATATTATCAATTACAAGATTTATATACATATGAACTTCAGTGTGAACTATTCAGAATTGAGGATGAGGTTATTTCTACGGGTGTTGATGATATTGATGATAATTTAGTTGGTGATGATGGTGACGGTACAACTGATGATGGCATTAGTACCATACAAGGAATAACACAAACTTTAACTCTTATTGGTACAGGATCTACTGCAACTGCTATTACTGGAATAGTAACTGAAGGTGGTATTAGATATATTACTATAGGTGATAGGGGTGGTGGATATTTGACACCACCTGTTGTTGCAATATCTTCTGCACCTTCTGGAGGAATAACGGGTATTGCTACTGTAAGGATGATTGGTGGAATTAATGTATGTAATTTAAATGCAAATCCAGGTGCTAAATCTGTTCAGCATGTAGATTTATCAAACTCTGGTGCTGGATATACTATTGCACCTAAAATTGCCTTTATTAGTGCTACTGGGGCAGGTGCTACTGGTATTTCAACCATTGGTGATGGAACCATTGGTATAGTTACCGTTACATCAGGTGGTGGAGGATATACAACATCACCAACAATTAGCTTTACTAATGAGGTATTTAAATCAGGTGTTACCACAGTTTCTGCTGCTGCTACCGCAGTTGTAAGTTCTGCTGGAGCAATTACTGCTATTAACATAACTAATGCTGGTTTAGGATATAGTACTGCTCCCACAATTAGTATTTCTGATCCTGGTGCAAGTGGAACTGGTGAATTTGCATTCAATGAGATAATCACTGGAGGAACCAGTGGAACTACTGCAAGAGTCAGAACATGGAATGGATCTACTAATGTTCTTGAGGTTGCTTCTGTTTCAGGAACATTTGTAGTTGGAGAAACTTTAACAGGTGGAACATCAGGTGCTACTCATGTTATACGACTAATTAATACAGAACCAGATAATGATGAATATGCAGATAATTTAAATATAGAAAATGAAGCAGATTCTATATTAGACTTTACAGAACAGAATCCATTCGGTATTCCCTAAATAATAGATAATCATTATAAAATAAAATGTTTGAGTATTTTTACAACGAAATTTTAAGGAGGACAATTATATCCTTTGGAACCTTGTTTAACAACATTACTGTTAAACAGGATGGTTCTGTTGTAAAAGTTCCTTTGGCATATGGACCTACTCAAAAGTTTTTAGCAAGAATTGAGCAGTCACCAGATTTAAATAAACCATTTGCCATTACTTTACCAAGAATGTCATTTGAGTTTACTGGTCTTACATATGATTCATCAAGAAAAGTAACTACTACTCAACAATTTTCTGTAAAAGATCCAGATTCAGATACTGTAAGTAAGAAAGCATATATGCCAGTTCCATATAATATGCAGTTTGAACTTGCTATTATGTGTAAATTAAATGATGATGCACTTCAAATTACAGAGCAGATATTACCATATTTTCAACCATCATATAATTTAACAGTTAATTTAGTTTCAGCATTAAACGAAAAAAGAGATATACCCGTTGTACTTGAAAATGTAACAATGCAGGATGATTATGAAGGGGATTATGAGAGTAGAAGAGTTCTTCTTTATACACTAAGATTTACTGCAAAGACATACCTATTTGGTCCTACTTCCGATGCTTCTGGAGACATCATCAAGAAGTCTACTATCAACTACCTTACTGGTACAGATACAACCAATACAAGAAGAGAACTTACATACTCTGTTACACCAAAAGCACTTAAAGATTATACTGATGATATTGTTACATTAGTATCTGCAGATGTACTTGCTGCTGATAAGACAATAGATGTTGAAGATGCAAGTGATATTGCATCAAGGAAGTATATTGATATTGATGGTGAAAGAATATATGTAAGATCCAAGTCTGGAAATACTCTAAATGTAACCAGAGGAAAAGATGGAGCAGTTCCAATAGATCATGTTATTGGAGCACAGGTTAAGGGTATTGACTTTACAACTACATCTACAAGTGTTGGTACTATGGGTGTAGATAGTGCTGTTATTCCTGAAGGAGATGACTTTGGGTTTGATGGTACAATTACTGATACTACATCATAACAATGACTAAACAATTGGATAACACTTTTAACATCTCATCTACTGAAGTAGTGGAAGCAGATGAAGTTAAACCAGCTGTTGGGATACAAAAACCTGATAGACTTACTAAAAATGATATTGAAAAGGACTATGAGTATACTCGTGGCAATCTTTACAGCATCATAGAGAAGGGTCAGGAGGCAATTAATGGTATTCTTGAACTTGCACAGGATAGTGAGATGCCAAGGGCATATGAGGTCGCAGGACAGTTGATTAAGAGTGTTTCTGATGCCACTGATAAGTTAATGGATCTTCAGAAAAAATTGAAAGATGTAGAAGAGGAGACACAATCTAAAGGACCATCTACAGTTAATAATGCATTGTTTGTTGGATCAACTGCAGAGTTACAAAAATTATTAAAGAACGGACTACCAAAAGATTCTAAATAATACAAGGAGAGAAATCCTGAAGTACATACGTTACTAATACAATGTCGGATACGTTACCGTCGATAGATGATTTACTTGAGAGTAAATTACCATCAGTCGATGATTTTATAAAAGAAGAAGATTTACCCTCAGTAGACGACTTTGTTGAGAAGGAAGAAGAGGAAGTAGAAGACACTACACCGTGCTCTGTAGAAGAAGAGGCACAAGATTTAACGGAGATAGTACGTCTGATAAATGACGTAAGAAAAGATATTCCAGATATTCCAGAAATAAAATATTATGATGAGGAGTTGGAAAAAATAACTTCTTACATTGAAGAAGTACAAAATAATATTCCAGAAATACCTGAAGTAAAATATTATGATGACGAGATTGCTGCATTAAGAGAGGAGATAGATCGTAATGCTGCCGATATACCAGAAATAAAATATTATGATAAACAAGTAAATGACCTTGAGGAGAAGATTAAGGTCATTAAGGAAGATATTGTAAACCTTCCAGAACCAAAGTATTATGAGGCAGATTTAGAATCTCTTAAAGAAGACATTCTTGCAGTAAAAGAATCTGTACCAGTATTTCCAAAGTGGGTTAATGAAGTTAATGAAGTTCCTGATTTTTCATGGATAGGGAAAACTTTTGGTGTTATTGATTCCGACTTTGTAAAAGTAAATGATAATCTTGATTCTATTAGAGGTAGAATAGATCAAGAGATTCAAGAGATTTCAGAAAATTTTGATCTTAAAGATTTTGAGAATAAAGTTGAATTTGAAAAAGTAACTAATAATTTAAAAGAAACTAAAGGTAAGATATATGAAGAATTAAAAGAAACTGCTATGAGGATTTGGAATCATCATAGAGAATTTAAAGATGATGATAGAAAGTTAAAGAAACAAATACTTGGTCATTATAATGTTTTAAAACAAAGGGTTGAGGAAGAGGTAAAGGAATTTAATAGAAAGAATTTAGAAACCAAAGATTTATCTAAAGGATATTTTGATGGTTTAACAAAAGAAATTGAGAATTTACCTAAACCAAAGTATTATGATGATACTATTAATAATTTGAGAAGGGATGTAAATCGCAATATTGCCAGATTACATAATCAATATGAAGATACTACTTTAGATGTAACTGAATTATATAAACTTGTTAAAGAGTTAAAAGAGAAGCAACATGAATTAAAAGATCTTTATGAGGAAGGGTTACTTGATGATCCAAAGGATACTAATAATGAAGATCCACTTACTCCAATTGATCAAAACTTTGTTACCCTTGAACAATTACAAAAACATTATAAGTTATTTGTAGAAAGGGTACAGTATCAGTTAGGATCCATTGGTGGAGGTGGTGCAGGGTTTATTAAAGACCTTGATGATGTAACTCATGATGGAACTAATAATGAATTATTAATTTACAATTCATCTACTTCTAAATGGGTTGGTATAGCAAGTACTGCTCTTTCAAGTTCTAATACTATTGCTGGTATTAGTACTACAGGAACATCAGTTTTTAATAATTTAGAAATTAGTGGTGTTAGTACGGTTTCAAATACTACTAATTCAACTTCAGTATCAACAGGTGCATTAGTTATTAATGGTGGTGTTGGTGTCGCATTAAGTATGACTGTGGGAGGCAGTCTATCTGTAGGTGGTACAATAACATACGAAGATGTAACTAATATTGACTCTGTTGGTATTGTTACTGCTGGTGGTGGATTACAACTTGGAAGAGGTCCATCAGTTGCTGCTATACAATCAGCAGCATCTACAAAAACTTCTACATCAGAAGCTGCTGCAGATACATTTACAGCAGCTACATATAGATCCGCACAGTATCAAATTCAAGTAACAAGAGGATCTCAATATCATGTGACGACCATGAATGTTTTACACGATGGGACTAATGTATTCATGAGTGAATTTGGAACTATTAAGACTGGAGTAACTCTTGCAACGTTTGATGCTGACATTAACAGTGGCAATGTAAGACTATTAGTAACTCCAACTTCAAGCGATTCAACCGTATTTAAAATAGTAAAATCACTTACTCTAACGTAAAAAAATATAAATATCTATATGATGTGTAACGAAATGCAAACATTAGACGAAGCAACACGTTTACCCAACTACAATAAAGTCGGTAATATTATCGACGTGTACTTGGCATGGCGAGGAACAAACTACATGATAAAGATGTTTTTCCCGTCAGTTAAAGTACCTTCACGCAGAGATGTTCAGGATCAAGTGAGAAAAGTGTATCCTGGATGTAAACTCTGGAACTACGAGATTTCCAACTATGAACCAGGAGCACCACTCCTCCAAGTCGGAGGACAGAGATAAAACTAAAGATTTAGAAAAGAAAGTAGAGAATTTAGAAAGAACATTAGAGTTAGTTAAAAAAACCATAGATCATGATAAACAAATGAAATTACAACAACCACTACAATTCGGTAAATATGAAATGACTTAGGAGGTTTTATTATGGATGACATTTACTTAGGTAATCCCAATTTAAAAAAGGCAAATGTTCCTCAAGAGTTTACTCAGGAACAAATTGAGGAATTTATGAGATGTGCAGCTGACCCTGTATATTTTGCTAAAACTTATATGAAGATTGTTTCTCTTGATGAGGGACTTGTTCAATTTCATCCTTATGATTTCCAAGAGAAATTAATTAAGAATTTTCACGAGAATAGATTTAATATTTGTAAGATGCCCAGACAGACGGGTAAATCAACTACGTCTGTATCATATCTATTGCATTATTGCGTTTTTAATGATAGTGTTAATATTGGTATATTGGCAAACAAGGCAGCAACTGCCAGAGATTTGTTAGGAAGATTACAAACAGCATATGAAAAT